TCATCAATTCCTTCCGACCAGGCAATGTAGGATTTAACGCCGTTCTTAACCAATCTCATTGCAAGCTCATCGCTGTACCTGTCCAGCGACACAGCCGCTATGTTTAGTTTGGGGAATAATCTTAACAATTCGCTCATCATAAAAGCCGTAGCGTTGTCGTTAAACCTTGCCTCAATAATCATCAGTTCCGGCTTCATATTACGAATAATCGAATAAAGCCCGTCGCTGTCTGCGTCAGTCGCAAAAACTTTGGAAAATCCAAATTCCTCCAGCTTCTCTTTATAAAAGGGATGCGTTTTTTTAGCCTTGCCAACCAACAACGTACCCCCCACGCCTATTCACCGCCCTTAGCCTCAGCTTTGCGGTCGATTGTTTTTAAATTAGTCGGGCGATGCCACACGTCGCCCCAGGGCTTAGGTTCTTTGCCCCTCTCTTTTAAGACATCGTTAATCGTTTTTATTCCTGCGTTTATTTCCGCTATATCACGCTTGCTTTGTGCGTCCTCATTTTCTTGGAGCTCAGGAATATCCCAGAGATCAAACCTTCCGTTTTCTTGCAGGCCGAAGCGCATAAAAAATTGGCTTTCTAAAATCTGCTCAAACTGCCGCAACAAAGGTATGAGGGTATACTGCCAAAATGCCGAGTGCTGTTCTTTTGTGTCCTTGCCGGACAGCGCCGTTGACCTGTCGGAAATATTTGCCACACGAGGGGGAATTCCGAATTTAGCGAGGATGGTATATAGGTTCCATTTTTTTAGCTCGAATAATTTTACGACATCGGGATTAAAGCTCAACGCCTCAAAACTTGTGCCTTTTCCGAGTACCGCAATCTTGCGCCCTGCCTTAACCTGCCCGTACTTACTTTCCCACCGCCTTTCCAATGCGTCCGCTTCTTCCGGCCTTAAAGTCTGGTCGGTCTTTAACAGCCCCTGCGGAATGGCGTTGTTTTTAAGAAGGGTACTGTTTGCCTTGTTTGCGTAAAAATCCTGTTCAAGTTCGAGGGATAAAGAAACAAGAGGATTGACACCACGCAGAGGATTCCACGGATTCCAGTCCTTGAAGTGAATTAACTCATCTTGAAAGATAGGCACTAATTCAGCACCGGCATTGTAAAACCAACGCCGTGTTTTGTTTGCGCCGCCGCCCATATCCAACCCCTCTCCCTCAAGCTGGATTTTTCGGGGGTCAAGGATATAAATTTCTTTAGGCAGTCCGCCCGAGTAATCGGCGCCGTACCACCAAAAAGCCTCGCCCTCTATCAGCCACCATGCGGCGGTCTCCTTCCACAAATCAAATCTGCTTAAGTGTTCGTTTGGCCTGTGGAACAGGGAATAGAGGGAACCGCTTTTTATTTCGACCCCATTTTTTTCGAGAACAAAATCCGCGCGGGCAATATTGCGGATCATTATATTTACCGCAATGTTGACCCATGCGCTGTGAAGGTAGCTATTGTTTAAGGGGCTTAGATTAAAATTACTAAAATTATCATCGGGAGTCAAAAAATTATTAAAGCTATTGCCGCAACTTTCGCCTAACGCCTTGTTGTTCTGCCTGCGGCTGTCATTGTTTCGCTTATAGGTGGGCAAAAACCGCTTAAAGAAATTCACGATAACACTACCCCATGCTGAACATCCGAGAACACCGCATAGCGCAGGGCATCCATAAAGTGATCGTTGACCTTGACTATTTCCCCGGCCTCGTTCCGGCAGTAGTCCCCTATTTCAGAAAGTACCCCGGTACACTTTTCAGAAATGTAAAATTGATGGCGTTCTATTTTTGCATTGATATAGTCGATGCCGCTGTCAACGCTATTATTTGCTTTAACCCCGCCTGTTATTTCCTGTATGCGTTCCCCTCCGGCTGGGTCGCAATAAACAGGAAGCCCCATCCCGTCAGGGCAATCCAACAAACCCCTTGCAGTTACTTCCTCGTTAAAACTTTGGGTCGTCATGTTGTATGCACCGTAATCGCCGAGAACATATATCACATCGCCAAGCCAAGCAATCAAAACAAAAGTGATATTAAGCCCGAAGTCCTGGCCGCCAGCGTACCTGTCAAAGCGTTCAGGCAAGTCAGATGAACGCACTATCATTGATTCATCAAACTTGTCATATATAGCGCCATCGGGCTTAACCCATGCGCCATTCTTGAATCTCGCTTTTTGCTTTTCGGGCAATGTGTCAAGAATGTCCGTTATATAATCTTCAGGTAAGTGTTCCCTGTTATCTTCAGGGTTTAACAACATGGATTGATACTTTTCAGCTTTTTCCAATGGTTCGCCGGTTAGAAATTGACGCTTCAGAATAAAAACTTTATAAGCCCAATGTAGTGGCGACCCCGGATTGCAGTCATAGAAAAATAAATTTCGGCAGCCTTTTACCCGCATTGCCAACCTGGAATAAGCCGTAGTAACCGCCGCATAAGATAACTGGCTAATCTCATTAAAATAAATCGTGCAATATTCATGGCCTAGTATCTTGTCCGCTTGTTCCCTATCCCCAAGGCCGCCAATCCAAATCTCCGAGCCGTTGTAAAGCGTTACCATGCTTTCATGCGCAAGGTAGGTGTACCCGCTTTTCCCGACAGTGTTATCGAGCCACGGCAACAAGGTTTCACGCATAACCGATGAACGAGCGTCCTTAGCCCTATAGCGGCAAATAAGGTGGCGGCTTCCGGCATACATCAAAGCCCTGAAAATAATCGCCATCACCAGCACCGTAGTTTTTCCGGAACGTGAGCCTCCAAATAATAAAATGTGTATAGCCCCACTCTTTAATAACAGAAGGGCTTTTCTCTGTACCGCTGTCGGCTTAAAAACTACCGCCGTGCTCATTCCCCATTCCTCATTTATTAAAGCCCCTTAAAGTCCGACACAAAATTCAATTCGCCCTGTTTTATTTCCGCTTTGCCGTTAGGCGAAACCAGTCCCGCCGCCTCACGTTCAGACTTAATCGCCGTCTGTACCCATTCCGGCACTGCGCTTTGCGTCAAATCTTCGGGATTCATCGTGTCCAGTTTCTTGCTCACTACATCGAGCATTTTTCCGGTAACTTGCCTGTGCTTCTCTCCCTGCGCCTCTATGGTTTTTCGCAACTCCTCTTGTTTAAGCCTTTCAATGTAGCGGTCGTAATCGGCAACCCTCTCTCGCCAGTGGAATTTGTTAGACCAGTTGCGCCATACCCCATATTTTTTTGATTGAAGGGCGGCATCTTTTTCCACGCTTTCTACCGCCTTGCGGATATTCCTTTCCAGCCCCATGTCTCTAAAAGCACAGAAAGCTTTAAACGCAGAAGAACCCTCTCCGGCCAACTGCTCCCAGCTTTCATAGGGCATCATGGCGGCCTTGGCTTCCTCGATTATTTTTTCATTGTCATTCATTGTTTGCCCTGTCCTCTTTTTCTTCTTCTGCTTTTTCCATTTCAGCTAACTCGTCCAGGGTAATTGCGTCCCTGAACAAGTCGCCCTCAATGCTTTCGCCTCGCTCTTCCGGCAACTCATAAGCGTTCTCGTCTATCCATTTTTCAACTTCGGAAACCCGAAACCTTACAGCGGTCTTTATTTTGTGGAAGGGTATTTCACGGTTAAAAACCCACCGCCTGATTGTTTGCTCGGCAAGTTTCAAGTACGCCGCCAATTCCTCAACGGTCAAATACGTTTCCACAAAACCCTCCGTTCCGTTTTCCCGCCGTTCCATGCAATAAAAATACGGCTCATGTGAAACAGAAAGAAATACTACATTTGAGCAACTTTCGGGTTTTTGAAGAAAAAAATATGTTTTTGGACAAAAAAAAGGCTTCCGGCAATTCGGAAGCCTCTCAAATCGGAAACAAGGTTGGCTATTAGTCTTTGTCTTTTTTAGCCACTTGCTCTCTTGTCTGTTCGGTTTTGGTATAGGAAATTTCAACAACCCTGCCGTCATGCAGTTTTGCGGATGCCGAAACAGTGCCGTACCTCAACCCTGCGGCATTAGCCAGCAATTGGGCTACAATCTCCTCTGCTTTTGACCTGTTCATGCTTTTCCCTTTTTGCCGTTTTCTGTATGCTCGTCAATCCACTTGCAAAGCACATCGCGCTTATACATAACCCTATGCCTTAGCCTTGTCCGTGGAATGTCCAGACGGTCAAGGGTAGTCAGGCATATCCCCAAAAAAACCGCTGCCTCTCTACGGCTTAATATTTCCAAAGTTCCAAAGTCAGTTCTCATTCCTTCCCCCATTCCTCCGAATTCAAACGCTTTCACATCGTTTCTTTCATCAAAAATACAACCATCCGGCATAGGAAGAAATACTACATTTGAGCAACTTTCAAAAAAAAGCCCCCGGCAATCCGAGGGCTTTTTTGTTTCCGTTTGTTTCGGGAGTTATCCGCAAGCCGCTTCCGCATAGGCTTTGTTTTTGAAAACAAGCATTTTCGGTTTTTCAGGTATAAGCCCCGCAAATGCCTCTCTTTCGGTTGCCTGTATAATTTCCCTAT